TCAACAAGCTGAGAAACAGTACCACTAGGTTTAACGCAAGTAATAGCTGCAGAAGCATTAACCCCAAGTTTCTCAGCCCATTCCTTATTAGTTTGAATACTAACATTTCTCATTTCCTCTAGCCATGTTGCAAGTTCGGGATTGTTAGCGTCTCCCAAAACTGCATGATCCATAATACCTGTTAAACTTACGCCTAACAGAGCCTCTTCTTCAGTGTTGCGCTTCCAACGCACCCGCAGATACCTAAAATCAGTAAGAGTAGACTGTAGAGTACCAATAATGGTAGCTTTACGAACTTTCTCTTTTAAAGTTTCAAGCGTATCATCTGCACGCACAACTACTTCTGATAGGTTACAGAACTCGTTACTTCTTAGAATAATTTCAGAACAAGGATTTGTACCAAAATCATGCTCAGGGTCGCGACGACCATTACGAGCTGCAATCTTTTGTGCCGCTACACGACTAAACAGTCCGCGCTCACCAGATTTAGACTCATATAGATTCTTCATCTCGGTTAAAAACGCTTCAAAGTCAGGCTTTTCTGTATATGCTACAGAATTATTAGCCAGTCGTCTTTGGCCTTGGTCTACCCACCACTGACCTGATTTAGCTTTTGACATACGCTGGTCTGAAAGATTAGAAAGACTAATCAATGCGGAACGGCGTACACCACCTACTACTACGATATCTGCAATTTTACAACATACATCATGGCATTCGATACTAGTCAGTTTACGTCCAGCTGCTTTTTGGAATACTCCAACACAAAACTGGAAAAGATCCTGTAGTGGCTCAGGACCGCTTGCTCTACCGCCGAAAGTTTTAAGTCTAGCGCCTGCTGGTCTTACTCGGCTCATGTCCCATTGAGGTAATTTACCTGCATATAGCATAGCAATTAACTCGCGGAAAGCACTTGCCCAACCAAGTTTACTATCGCTTACTACAATAGTAGAACTTGTTTTGTGGAATGTTTCAGCTACTTCCGGTAGTTTAGCGATAAAATTTCGTTCTACACTAAAGCCTACTCCCGTTCCACACATCAATACATACATAAGCTCGTCAAAAGCTCTAGGATGATCGATATGTAAGTAACTACAATTAAAGCCTGCTACGTTATCACGCTTTAGTGCTTCTCCTGCTGTCATCATACATCTCATAGAGGGCATAACTTCTAATGCATAAATAGCATCATAAATTTCTTGCCCACTTTCATTGTCAAGTTGTTCTCTTTCTTTAAAGAAATCAACATAACGATTTACTGTCTCGTCCCAGGTCTCTCTACGCCCTTCGCTTTCTAGCCATCTGGCATAACGACTTTTATGAATAAAACTTTGGTATTGATCCATCAGACCATTCTCTCCTTTATTTCGGATATATTATCCTTTCCTATTGCATCATCGCAATATGTTATTAAGTCCATCAATTCGTAGTTTTTTAATAAAACTTCCGCATTTGCATTAAGTTCTTGTATATACTTATAATTTCCTGCTATAGGTACATTATCGTATATTGTCATTGCATCGCCGTAATCTCTTATAAGCTGTTCTGCTCTCTTCGGGCCAATACCATTAATACCTGGAACATTATCGCCTTTATCTCCTGTAAGACACTTGAAAGAAATATATTCTTCAGGTGTTACATTATAATGTTCACTCCAGTTATCTATTGTTACTTCTTTACGAGTAACATAAGAAAATCTACTTACACCCTCTTGAATTAATAAGTCCCAGTCTCGGTCACTGGAAACCAGCCATATATTATTTAATTTATATAGCTCTTTTTGTTTTACTAGGTGGGCAGCAAGATCATCTGCCTCTACACCTTGAAAACGAAATACTTTGTAGTCTTTAGAGAGTAGTTCTAGTGTTTCTTCGTACTCTTCAAAGAAATCTGCAAAGGCTTGTTTCTCTTCTTCAGTTTGTTCAGCATATTTATCTTTTCGATTTTGTTTGTACTCTGGAGATATATTCTTTCTATAACTCGAAGAGCCCCAATCTGCGGTAATAAGTACAGTACCACAATGATAAGAATTTGCTAAAGATTTTACTGTTTCTACATACTGTTCTCGAAAATCTGTTCTTCCTTGATGTTTCCATCGAAAAGCTAAATTTAACGCGTCTACTATGAGTACTCCGTCTAGGTTACGTTCATTGAATTTAAAAGCCATAGACATGCTCCACATAATTTTTTAGTTCTTTTACATAATTACGTAAATCTAGTTCATTTCTGCCAATTGCAGAATTACATTGTTTACAAAGTATGCCTCTTACTTTCCCTGTATCATGGTCATGGTCTACATGACCCCCGTTTTTTGCTTTACCTGTAAACATGTCTAAAGGTATTTTACAAATGTGACATTTTTTATCTTGAGCCGCCCATAGGGCTAGTACTTCTTTACGATTTAATCCGTACCTATAAAGATTATTATCACAAACCCTGCAAAGTTTTAGACTTTTAAAGGAGGTTATCCCGTCATTTTCAATTCCGCAGTGCTTACATATATTATTCACTTTAAAAACTCCACGTCTTCTTGTTTTAACCACTCCTCTGCTAGCATGACGTAACAATCTAGCCATTCTATTCTCATGAAATGATTCGTATTTATAGGTAATATACTACTTACAACAAATACTGCTGATCTATTGTATTTAAAAAACAAAAGAGCTTCTTGATCTCCTCCAGCAGCTTGTTGTAGTACTTTTACCCACCATTTTATTAAATTATTCGTTTTAGGTGCTGTAAATATTTTGTCAGAAAGAGGAGAGTTTTCGTAATTTTTTACTTCTATACAAAACCTATTTTTCTCATGAGGGACATACAAGTCCCCCTTTAAGTACTCCAAGGCTCCTGAATTAGGAACCCTTTCAAATTGAAGTCCTGTAAAATCTCTTAACATATCTCTAACTAAATACTCACCTCTTGCACCTTTCGCTCTAGAATCTACCATTATTGCTCCAAACCGCTCACATTCCCTTGCTTGACTACTTCTATCTTTTCTAGCAAGGGATGTGTCCATCCATGGGAAACTACATAGGTATTTAAGTCTTCTCCTAATAATACTTCTACTAGTTTTTCCCTTCCGCTGTCGTCAAGAACATTGATTACTTCGTCTAAAAATAATATATTTATTCTTGATTTTGAAATACTACTCATTAATCTACGAATTGCAATAAGAGTAGCTGTATTTACTCTAGCGAGCTCTCCAGAGGAAAGAGCTAAAATATCAACTATGTTTTCATTATCAGTAATTTGTATATTTAACTTATCATTAGACACTACAAATTCTAAAGTAAAACGACCATCAGACAATTCGGCTAAGTACTCATTGGCTAACTCTTCAAGTTCTCCAACTAAGTTTTCAATCTTATATGCAAGCAAGCCATTGGTACTAAAAGCTTTCTTTAATACATCTAACTCAGATTCTATTTTTTGAATTTCTGCAAGTTTGTCGTCATAGTCTTCTTGCTGTTTAACAAACTCTGCTGTTTGCTCTTGTATTACTTGAATACGAGTGTTTAGCTTTGTTCGTCTTTCGTTTTCCGCCGCATTATGAGCCAATTCTGCTTTTGCTTTTTGCACTCGTTCACGAATATTGTATAGTTTAGTTTCAAGCTGTTCTTTATCCAAAATATCTGTAGGTAAAGTTCTGTCCACTGATCGTAACAACTCTTCGAAATCTCTGCGGGTTTTATCGATATAATCAATTTTTTTATTTTGTTCTTTAATTTCTGTAATTCGAAGTTTAATCTCATCAATTTTCTCCTGTGCAGATACAAGTTTAGCCCTCTCGCCTGCAATCATAGCCTTCTCTGCTGAAACATCAATAGGTTGCTTACAGGTAGGGCATACTTCTTTTAATTGTTCTAATTTTTTTAGTGTCCGTTGAGCACCCGTTGCGGCCCCCTGTAAAGACCCTATTTCCTCTTGTAAAGAGTCGTAGGACTCATATTGAGTTTCTTCGCTTTTAAAGAATATTGAAGTATCTATTTGATCAAGTAGTTTCTTATACTGATTATTCGTATTTATTTTTTTATTTTTTTCCGAAATATTTTCAATTTCTACTGTGAGAGAACTCAAAACCTTCTCATCATCAGAGGTGTCAATTTGTAAATCTAACATAGGTAGTATAGATGTATCACTTAATTTATTATCTTTTAACCACTTTTCTACCGTCGCTAAGTTTCCTGTGACTATAGCAGCTTTGTTAGAAGCGTCCTTTGATGCATTTTTAAATACTTCAAATAAATTTACATAAGCATCCAAATGTAATAGGTCTATTAAAAACTTTTTCCTATTAGTATCTGTGGCAGTTAAAAACTGCAAACTAGCATTTGTATTTTGGTATACTAGCTGTGAGAATGTTTTAAAATCAATACCTAATATTTCTTGTAAAGACTTATATGTATTTGTAGCAGTATGACTAGAGATATCTTCTCCGTTTTTTTCAAGTACCACTTTAATATTAGTCTTTCTATCAACTATTACGTTATAATCGTTTCCATCCTTTTCAAAATTTAAAGAGATATTATATCCTTTGTTTATGTACCTATTAGGTATATCTGCTTTTTTAATACCCTTTGAATTTTTATTGTAAAGAACTTCTTCGATAATTAAAGGTATGGAAGATTTTCCCATACCATTTGTACCAATTATTTGAGTTACTGTATTGTCGTCTAAATCCAACTCGTTATTGGGACCATAACTAAAACAGTTACTCCATCTGAGCTTTTTTAGCGTAATCATTGTATGTCCCTATTATATTACTAATTTGTGAATCTGGTATCTCAAGAATGAACTTTAAATATTCTATAAGCTCTTCCTCTAAGGTCATATCTTTATCTATAATAAGAGTAGCTTCAGAGTTTCTTTTTACTACTTTTTTATCTAGTAGCTCAGAGTTTTTTACACTTGCTAACTCTTGTATGTCCCCTTCAATCTCATATATGGTATGGTGATAATCTGTAGGCACCATATCACTACTACTTGTAACCGTTTTTCTTATTAATTGCGGTAGTTCAAAAGGCTCCCACATCCATTCCCAGTTTTCAGGATTAATAAGAATATATCCTGTTGTCACCTCATTTCTATGAAATGAAGTAGTCATAGGACTGCCTGGGTATACGATATTTTTTTGCGTATTACTATGGGCATGAAGATCTCCTGCAAAAACTACAGGAAAATCTTCAAACCTATCTAACTCCACCTCTGGCTTAACATGAGGAGGTATTTCGCCCCTTACATGCGTAAATAAAGGCTTAGAAGTATCAAATTTTTCAATACTACCTTTTCTATGCAGATCTGCATAAGGAAGAACTCCAAAACCTAAATTACTATCAACATACGATATATCTACTATATGTACTAAAGGATTTATATCTCTAGTTACTTGTTTTAATTGAGTAAAAAATGTTTTATTCTTCTTTGTGGCCTCATGATTTCCGTCATAAATAAGAGTTGAAATTTTTACATTTCTAATAAAAGAAAAATAAAGCTCTAACTCCTCCATGTTTGGAAGACGATCAAAAAGATCGCCTCCGATAATGTGCATACTACACTGCTTTTCAATAGAGTGAATTTGATTGAAAAACTTTGTGTACCTATTTAAAGCCCAGTCAACTGGGACATTTTTTTGTCCCAGCTTTATGTGCCAGTCTGCAGTGAATAAAATCATGATACTTTGAATTCGTCTTCAATACTCTCATCCATAGCATCTTCGCTATTAGCATTATGAATTTTATCAAGCAATTCTTTTTGAGCATCTGGCGTAGGACGAGACATAACGTCATCCATGGATTTTAAGTCAGCAATAACTGTCATTTCAGCTTCGCTAAGCGCACGAGGCTTGCACTTGAGTGCCTGTAATTGGTACTCTACATTGTAGGGGAGTGGCCCGGTCTTTACTCTCTTGAAGCAAATGTCCCAACCAGTTTCAGGATCCGTAGGGTCGCCTAAGTCTTCGGCAGCAGTAATAATTTGCTCCCAAAGTTTCTTCTTCAGGTTTACTACTTTAATCTCTCCGTTATCAATGCACTGAGTAGCATAACTCCAACCACACTTAAGGTCTGGATAAAAGTCACGAACCCAATCTTTTTCTAAATTGTTGAAAGACTCTGTATTTCTATCAAAAGATAGACATTCAAGAGGAATATTTTTATCGTTTTCTCCTTTAATCCAGTAAACGTAGCGAGCAAGAATGTCGCCAACGATACGCATTTTGTTATCGCCGTCTTTGTACTGAAAGGATGAGATTGAGGATTTTTGGGCAGAGCCCTTTGATTTGTTAAATGATAATGCCATTAATGTATCTCCATTTTAGGGACTTCTTCGTATAAAAAATGAACTCTGTCATCTTCTATCATAAGTAGCCTATTATTGTTTATAATTGTTTCCGGCTCCAAGCCTGGTACTAATATTAGATCTAAAGCCGTATCTTGTGTGTTGATAAAATCTATAGCCGATCGAAAAGAGCACAGCGAAATATACTGAGCAATCTCTCGATGGTTGTACTTATAAGAGTGGTATAGAAGTATATCGGGGTGCAGCATGAAGCCAACCCCTGAAAAGTCTTTATGTGAATATTTATAAATAGGATCGTTACGATTTTTAGGTACTTGTTTCTCAACAAGCATCCTAAATATTCGTACTATCTCGCGTACATTTCCCTGCGACGCATTATAAATTTTCATCCAATCAAATAAGAACATATATTATACTTAAGTTTAACCTTGTTGTCAAGAACTATTTTTTATAGCTGTTTGATTTGATAACCCTGTTTCATGTAGTGTCCCATACGCGTAGAAGCTTGTCTTCTTGCAGTATTACCCTTGAGGTGTATATCAATAATCACCGGGTCTTTTTTATTTTCTTCTTTTCGTATGACACGACCAATTAATTGGGTCAGTAATGGTTCGTTGTTAATAGGTGTACCTAAAATGAGGCAACTTAAACTATTTAAGGAAATGCCCTCAGAAAAAATAGCTTGAGTACCAAAAAGGATCTTCTTTTTGCCACTTGTTATAAGAGACATACGCTCTTCTCTTTCCTCATGTGATAGTTCACCTGTAACACTAGTTGCCGTGTCTCCTGCTAGTTCGGCACAGGCTTTCATAAAGTGAACTCTGTCGCTAACGACCAATACTTTATGCCCTTTTGCGGCGTAGGCCGCCGCCAACATAGCAACTGTGTGTTGATACTCTTCGTTATTAGTAAGAGCATTAACTCTATTAGCCCAAGGAGTTTTAGCCCCATCCATAAAACGAATATCGCTACTCAATATATGAACAGTAGGAGGCATAAAATTTTCTTTAGGTGGTTTAAAGATTTTACTTCCAAAATAGTCTCGGAATACCACATGTTTACCGTCCTTTCTTTCTATAGTACCTGATAAACCTAGCTTATATCTGGCATGATTACTATCGATTATCTTAGAAAACGTAGGAGATGAAACATGATGCATTTCATCCAAAATGATTGTTCCAAAACTCTTTTGTACTTTATTAATGTTTCGGTATAAAGTTTGAGTGTTCCCAATTACAATAGAAGGTTCAAGATCAAACTGACCACTGCCTATTATGCCTGGTTTAAACCCATAGACTTTTTCTACCTCTTTTGCCCATTGATTTCTTAGAGGTACAGTATGAGTAACAACAAGTGTTTTTTGCCCGAGTTTGCCTGCAATAGCTAAACCTGTAAAAGTCTTTCCCCAACTTACCCATGCGTTAATTATAGCGTTGTCTTCGATTTCATCAAAAACACTTTGCTGGCTTTCTCGCAAAGGGAACTTAAACTCAGGAAAGCTCTCAGGCAATATTAATCTTTTATCGACTATTTCGTAGTCGTCTGGGATTAAGTCCATCCTTCCTACAGGTATACTTACTAAATTCGCTCTAATACGAGTCATAGTTTTTATAATCTGAGGAGGATCTTTGGGATTATATGTAGGTATAGAATAGGTGAGTTCTTTGTTAAGAACCTCTTTATATTCCTGCGTTACCTCTAAATAAATCCTATTACTTATTACTGCTTTCATAGTTGTAAGCGATTTTTTGTTATAATGTATTGTTTAACGAAATCGGAACGTACAATGTCCTCTACTTCGAATTCTATAAATGTAAACATATTCATATGTTCAAGAACCTTGAAGAAGTCTTTTATTCCATTTCCTTTTAAATCTGCTTGTCTAAAGTCTCCACAAAAAATCACTCTACAATTTTCACCCATACGGGTAATAATTGAGTCTAGTTCATGGAATGACATATTCTGACACTCATCAATTAAAATTACTGCATTTCTGAGGGTTATTCCTCGTATAAAGGAAGTAGTCATAAACTCTACTATGTTTTTTTGTTTAAGTACATCATATGCATCGCCTCTTTGAAATAAATCTATGGTTACAGCTTTATAAGGTTCTTCATATACGGAGGACTTTTCCTTTTCCGTACCTGGAAGAAAGCCTATATCCCTTGTTGGTACAGCACTTCGAATAATTACTAGCTTTTGAAAATCTCCTTTTGCCATATCATCGAATGCTAGGTAAGATGATATGAATGTTTTTCCTGTTCCTGCAAGTCCATGCAATACTAAGTGGTTTGTTGTCTCAAATGCTTTAAGTTGGTTACGTGTTAAAGGTTCTATCTCTCGCAGTTCAAAATTTACTCCTGCAAGAGTTCTTCTCTTTTTAGCCATATTTATACTTTTCTTATAGTGTCTTTGAGTTTCATCTCTGAATACTCGTACAACATCCAAGGGATACCCCTACGATGCAAAATTCCCGCCCATTGAAGATCATTCATAGGAGGGCGAGGTATCTTAAAAGGGAGATTAAGCCCTTTCACCCATAAAACAGAAGCTCTTTCTTTCTGTTCTATTTTACGAATTTTATAATATTTTAAGGAAAAATTTTCTGTTTTTTCATAAATAAAAGGCTCTCCTTTACTATCTACAAAAGTTTTTTTCTTTTGTTTAATAATACCTAAGAGACTCCCTAGCGAAAGTTTTAAAGGATATAAGTCTCTAAAAGGAGTTTGTAGCCTTCTTCTTCCTAAGGTGTCTCCTGACATATTTTTATCGTCCAGTAATCTATTTTCAACAAACAGTAGGCCGTCTTCTTCGTGCCAATTTGAAGACTCTAATATATATACAGGAAAAGTTACCTTATTAATTTTTTTATATGTAATTACCATACATTTTCTCGAATTTACCACCAGAATAGTCTTCATGGATAATTTCAAAGTCACAACCGACAGGAGTACCTGGAATAGATACGCCTCTATCCATTTGCACATAGGATGCAAGTTTTTCCATATACTCGTCTACTTCTTCATCTGGCACTTCTGCCAAAATCGAGTCATGTACTAATGCAAAGATACGAGCTTTTTTATTGTTAGCTTTAATCCAAGCATTCATGTCTATAGCACCTAATAAGTTAATATCAGAAGCAGCAGACTGCACTAGAAAGTTAAGACCAGACCTAACACTACTAGCTGCAATACCTCTATCTGTTGATGCAACATTTGGTAATCTCCTTTTTCTACCGAAGTAGCTGTAAATAAATCCATTCTGTTGGATGTATTTTTGGTTATCTTCAATCCACGACTTCAACCCCATGAACTCTTTAAAGTAGTCGTCAATAACCTCTTGTGCTTCTTGCCTGCTGAAATAGGTTCCTGAGTCTTTTGTAACTTGTTCACTAATCTTATTTGCACCTGCTCCATACATAATACCAAAGGTTACAGCTTTTGCTGCTTGTCTCCGCATACTGTATAGCTCTGCTACTTCACCTACTTCACAAGGTAGTTTAAATACTTTGTGTGCAATCGCGGAGTGAAAGTTACCTCCTGAACGAAATACGTCCATAAGTGCTTTGTCTTTTGCAAGGACTGCTGCAACATACACTTCGGCAGTTGTTAAGTCCATTGCAACGATTTTGTGTCCAGGTGCTGCTTTAATACAACCTTTTACAATAGGGTTATCCCTAGGAAGTTGTTGCATATTGAGTTTGCCAGAAGAACTAAGCCTGCCGCTAGTAGTACTGTGGAGGTTAAAACCTGTACGTAGTCTACTATCGCGATCCAACTGTGGTAAGATTTTGTCCAGATAAGTATTTTTAATTTTGGATTTTTGTCTGATTTGGAGAATGAGTTCTGGGATATGCGATTGTTTTGTAAGCTCTCTAAGAACTTCCGCGTCTGTACTATGTGCTCCAGTGCCTGTTTTCTTACCAGTTGGAGTAAGACCCACGAAGTCAAACAGCAAATTACGAAGTTGCACAGTAGAATTAGGATTAAAGTCTTTTCCATTTATTTCTTCAAATTTACGAATGGCAGGGTCTTTATACATTTCTGCTACAGCTTCATCTATCTGTTCTTGCATAAGAGACTGAGACTTTACTAAACGCAGTTTGTCGAAAGGCACACCATTGTCTTGAACGTCAGTCAAAAACCGGCATCCGGGAATTAATATGTTATCGTATACCTTAGCTAAACGCTTGTTCTGTTTAATCTTTACGAACTTCTCGTAAAGAAGAAACGTACACGCAGCGTCCATGCCCGCATATAATTTCATAATGTCAAAGGGAATATCTCCCCAGCTAAAATCATTTTTGAGAATACCATGCTGTTTACGATAGTTATCTATCCAATCATACATGGGTTTCTCGTAGTCTCCGTACTTTGTGTACTTCATAGATAACTGCTTTAGACCGTGAGTACCT